GGGTCCCGAAGTCGAAAGTCATGGCCTCGCCATCGGTCAGCCCACCTTCTCGAACCTCGAAGATCTTGTCTGGCACCGCTGATGCCTCGTCAAATATGTAGAACGGTGTCGCTGCCGCAGCGTGCAGTCCAGCAAATGCCTCGCTGTTTTCTTCGCGGCACGTCTGAGCATCGACACGCCACGTCTCCCGGTGATCATTGTGATACATGTTCATCGAGCCGCCGCCGCCCGCGTTGAGGGTCCACCAGTGTTTCGTGATCCCCATGTGGTGCCACTTAGCCAGCTCGGCCCACGTCTTGGTGCGGAGCTGCTCCGACGTGTTGGCAGTCACAATGCCTTTCGAGAATGGCCGGGTGTCCATAATCCATCGGATTAGCCAAGCGGTCAGCGCGGACTTGCCGATGCCATGTCCGCTCGCAGTGCTGAATTGAATTGGATCGACTGCGTTGTGTCCGTCAAAGCCTCGGCTCCTGACCTCTGCGCCGACCTCGTTAAGAAACTCTCTAGCCCAGTCGTCGGGGCCTGCAAAGCCTTCGAGCTGCCCGCTGTTCCAAGGATAGCTGAACAGAACATGGCCGAGAGGATCGGCATAGAATTGCGCGACCTCCTCCGCCAGCTCAACGTCTAAGGCAGGCTGGTTCACAGGGGGTCGTAGTCCGACAAAGTGTGAGCCACAGGCATGTCGGGTGCTCTGCACTGACCGTCGATATGGTGCGGGTCAGCAGACGTCGCTAGCTCCTTTGCACCGCAGGTCTGGCAGATTCTCATCGAGCCGCTGCCCGGCATCGGCGGCCCCCACTGGTGCGCCTTCGGCGTTGAGTGGGGGTGCGCCGCTCGCGCCATTACGTCGCTCATTTTTTAGGGGGTTTGGGTTTTTTAGGCATCGGCTTCTTCTTCGTTCCATAGGCCATATCTTAGTCCTTTCCATTTACTACGCGGAGCTTGGCAACGCGGTCGCGCCCCTCTTGCAGCCGCTCAGTCATTGCAGTCACATCGATGTTTCGGTTCTCGTTCACGTTCTCGTTAGGCAGCACTTTGGCAAGCAGTGTGGTAAACGTGCGCGGCTCGTCCTTCGCCAGCATCGTCAGATAATCAGCGCCGCCTGCCCGATCAAAAGCCTCGAGGATCGCCGCCTTCATATCGTGCGTCGTGCGGTTCGGCGTGCCCTTCTTGCGTCCGCCGAACTTTTTGCCAGTTGTGTTCGCCATAACTAAATTATCCTATTTTAGTTTATGAGACTAGCCCCGCCAGCCGCAGCAGGTCAAGCACCGTATCCTCCTCCATGACGTACAGACGCCGTGCTCTGTCCTCCCTGACCACGATCATGTCGCTGCCGCCGCCCTGATCCAGAGCCTGATACAGGAATTTGAATCCGCTCTTTTTGCGTTTGGCCTCAATTATATATCTCCCAGCTAATTTTACGTCGCCCTCAAATTCGTCGCCGAGCCTACCATATGCTCCGCTCGCAAAAACGCGCCGAGCTTCGACGCCGTTCTCTTTCCAGAAATCTGCTGTCTCTTTTTCCAGCTCGTAGCCGCGCTGTTTATTTCTGTTTGCCATGTCGCCCTCCTGCTACCCGTACAGGGCGGCCAGCACCATGCTGGGCCGCCCCCGTAGGGGGTGATTGTTGTTGGATACGAATAACGCTTTATTATCAACGGCTTAACCCCTATCCAACACTATCCAACACGCTATCCAACATGTTGGAACTAAGTTATTGATATACATATACAAAACCTTGTTGGATAGATTCTATCCAACACGATTTCCGTCAGCTCTTGTTGGATAGCCCTAAAATGGGCAAAAACCGCAGAAACGCTCGGAACGGCGCGTCGGTCTCTGACGCTAATCAAGGCTAACATTCAATGCCCACGCCTTTCCCTTTTTTGCGATCTGAACAACGCCTAAGTCGCTCGAAATCGGGCCGTCAAACAGCTCCTTGATCCTATCATATCGTGCCGCTGTGATGTCGCCATCTGTCAGCGGCCAGCCCAATATCCCCTTACCGTGAATGTCCTTAATCGAATGCTTTCCCTCTCCCATCTCGCTACATATATGATACGCCAGCTCACCTGCCAGATACGCATCGTCGCCTGAATGCTGCAGCACATTCTCAGCTTCGCTCGCACTGCTCACCTTACATACACCGATCTCAAAACCCTCCGGCAGTTCCTCGCCGACCAGCTCATAGACGACCGGCACCAGCGGTCGGCCCTCTCGTATCTTGCCGGTATCGAGGACAATGAACCGACCCAGCTCATCATCAAGAAACCGGCTCTTCCACCTCTTGCGGGGCTCTCCGCCTGCTGGCATCCAATTCGCCAGCGTAAATCCGCAATCAAGTGCGCTGTAGATGGCACCCGAGCCTCGCCAAGCGCCACTGTCTGCCCTGTACCAGTCGCCGTCCTTGTTACGATCCTTCGGCGTGTGGTGGGCATGTATGACGGCAGCGCCGGTCAACGAGCTGATCAGCAAAAACGCCTTCGTCAGCATCGCAGCCGACGTCGCTGAGTTCTCGTCCATCGCATCAGACAGTGTGACGTATGGATCTAGGATGACGACCTGCGCGCCGTGCTTTCTGCACCAGCCGACAATCTTGGCTACGCTGTCCCGGTCGATCTCAGGTGTACCGATCTCATTGAGCGCAATCAGCCGCAACATCCCCTCCGTCTTGCCCCTGACGACGATGTCAGCGCCGCTGGCAATACACATATGCTGCGACGCGGCCTTGAGGCGTCGTTTTATATCCTCGACCCGCTCCTCATTGGCGCACCATAGAACGGACGCCGCCGTCGATGCAGGCAGCCCCATCGCCTCAGTATTACCCGCAGCCAGACAGATCGACAGGTGGGCAAGCCACCTCGTCTTGCCGACGTTAGATGTACCGCCAAGGCTGACGGTCCCGGCCATTGGGATCATCTGATCGACCAGCCATTCGATAGGAGGCAGCACCTCCACCGCCAGCGTCGCTGCCGACACGACCTCGATCTCATTGTCATCTTCATCCCCAACAAGCTCCTCGATATCAGAGGCTGTCGTCTCCTGTTGGGGACCGATAGGGCGGACGGCGATATCCATGAACGGCTCCCCCGCACTTAGGCGCTCGATGTCGTCTGGCGTGAGCGTCACGCCGGTCTTGTCGATTGCGCTGTCCACAAGATCTTCAATCTTTGACAGCCGGTCGAGCCAGTCATTGTGCCTAGAGTGAGCCGGTGCGGCAGCCTCACTATTAGCCATAATCTCATTCATAAGCGAGACCTGCTGGTCCCTGCTTAAAGGCACGCCGTCTTTGCTTTTGCGCGACGGCAGCCTCACAGACAGAGAGCGCAGCGCAGGATACAAATCCTCCGCCGATTTGATCTTAGCGATCAGCTCCCAATCGGTCGCGCTGTTCCATGACGTCAACGACAGCGGGCCGCGCTCGCCGTCGCTCTTTAGCTGATCGATGGGAAACTTCGACACCGGCACGTCGCCGATCAGGCTGTAACCCGGCGTACCCAGCCAGCAGATGTAGCCAGCGCCGCCTGCTTTGATATCAACGCCGGGTGCGAGCTGCGCCGGAAAACGCACGCCGGGGATATGCTTGAATAAAAAGTGCAGTCCGCCGCTGCGCGTCGAATGGCACCGCGTCTCGAGCAGCCACGAAGCGTTGTCGTCGCGCCATTTGTGGACGTGGTCGCCTTTCTGCAGATCGACATCGACGCACATCAGGCCGGACATCTCGCCCATCGGCACGGCTATCTCTTTTGCACGTCGATGCGAGAATAGTTCAATAACGCGGTCAGGGTCGGTGCTGGCAATTTTGTAGCCGCCCTCGCCTCGAGCCACGCTTAATTCAGCGTTCGACCATGAGGGGGTCTTATCATTGGTAGGAAATACAGGCAGGCCAGTGGCCGCCACTTCTAAAGCAGCCTTGATTAAAGGCGGCAGCTCACTGTATAATTCTGGGGTCTCGGTCATTCGATTGGTCTCCTCTGGCTGGGATAGTCGGTGCGCCAAGCACCGCAGTTAAAGAACTAACCCGCCATTCTCCAGAGTGGCGGGTTAATTCTTGTTTGTCAATTGCGCGCTTGTCTA